CCAAGTACTTTTATTGCGTCTGTCACGAAGCACCCATAAGTAGAAATTAAAACCTACGCATAGCCAATGAACCCGTCTTATCGCCCTGACTCTTTGCTAATACAATGTCGTTTTCTATCTGATCTATGGCTAATTCAAGAATTCTTCTTGTCAAAGCCTCTTCTTGCTGATCATAATCAAGTCTAGGTATAGGTAATGGGGTTGTTCTGGTTCCAGACATTAGCGTTTTCCGTCCGTTCTTATATCAAACCTTAGATTACCAAGCCTCCAGCCATATCCAGCGCCAGTGCTTTCTAGCCTTACAATAGGGCTTCTAGATCTTACTCTAATATGATTTTGTAGTGTTGAAGAAGTTACCGTCGATGATGACAAGGTGCTTGCGTCTTGTAGCGGGAAGTCTTTACCTTTAATCGTCATATCTATTGACGCATCACCCGTTGTCCCACTGAAAGCAAAGTCGGGAATTATTCTTCTGATAAGCATAAACCTTTCGCCGTCATCCATCTCAAGGTCGCCGCTTTCTATGAACGCCGTCATTGCAGACCCGTCATCGTCAAAGCCGTCTTCGTGAGAATACAGGTAGTTTGCGTTAGTGCTTGTAATAATTGAGCTTGCTAATGGGTTGTTTCTTGTACCTGCCCCACGCCAAGCTCCGCGAACAAGGGTGCCTACACTCCAGAGGTTTTCTGCATAGTTAAAGGTTACATAATTAGTAACCTCAGTATCACCAGTGCCTACTGGATAGAACCAAGTTACCTCAGAAAACGCATTGTTTTCCGCAGCAAACACTTTGAACGCCTGATCTTCATTTAGGTTGGAAAAAACAAACTCTTTGACCGAGCAGGGTAGTGGTTGTACAGACCCGTTGTAGACATAAAACCCACCCTTATCCATAAAGTATATAGACCCTCTAGCGTTAACCGCTGCGTTAGGGCTTATCATTGATACGTCTGAGCTTATTGTTTGAAACTGAAAAGTAAATGGAGCGCCAATAAACCGCATGGAGTGAACACTCACATCGGTAAATATTATGATTTCTTGCCTGCCCTGAACCGCACCAATAATTTGTGAGCCAGAGTTAATCCTCACACCACCAGCCGTATTTGTTGCTGTTGGCGTCCAGTCAGCAGCGTTTTCTTGATCAGAAAATCGGATAAACAAGGGATCAATAGCACTCGACCCTATAGGATTTGTACCAAAAGCAATAACGTGCTGGTCTATATCACTAACCATTACCTGTAATGCTATTGTCGGCGCATTAGACGCTCCTGAAAGAGAGGTAATGTTCACACCCCTGCTTCCAGTTCCAGCCGACTCATCCCAGTAATAAATACCGCCGCCGCGAGGATTAAAAACCAGATCTTCTCCAAAAACATCTTGGCTGAAAAGCCTTAGCTGCCCCGCTGAAGAAAGACTACTTACGCTACCAAAAGCGGTTACACCCCATCCTGCTGTACCCCAGCCAGTGCCTGTGGCGAAAGAGTTGGTGCCAGTATTGATCTGATAGGCCGCTACCGTTGAACTGCCGCCGTTCCCTGTGTCGCTTCCGTTAGCAGTTACAGTTACACCGCTAGTGTCCTTCGCTACAATGGTAAACGTGTTGGTTGTAGGCACAGAAGCAACCTGATACTCCTGATTCAAAACCGCCGCAATTATAGTGCCGCCCAGTGACGCTGCGTCTGTGAAAGTGACAAAGTCGTTGACCACTGCGCCGTGTGCGTTCTCAGTAACGGTGATTGTTGATGACCCGTTGGCTGCTGCAAAGGTGGGGTCACCAGCGCCAGAAGTTAATCTGATTGGCGTTATGTCGTTGAACAGATCACCAGAGACAACATAGAACTTTAAATGGGTGCCAAGGCCTATGTATCTAATAGACTCTAATGATGCCCAGTCAAGTATTGACCTGCAAACCCCTAAGAATGATGTCTCTGAAAACTTAGTCCAGCCGCCTATTTTTTCTGGGCGTCCTTTCCTGAACCTCACCTTGTCAGAGTCAAACCACCCTGAATCAGCAGAATATTCGGTTCCTTCTTTATTTACTCCGGGAGCAAAATTTATTTTAGAAAGAGCCATCCTTAAAACATCCCTCCCATTCCCCCAAAATTCATTCGGCTCATAGCCCGTTGAATGTCTTGAGCGGTAAATTTTTTTGGCGTTCTGTTATTTGTCATTGTAGTTGTGTTGGGTTTTGAGGGTATATTTCCTACCCCGTTCAAAAGAGTTTCTTGGAATTTGCCATCAGGAGCGACAGATCCATTGCCAGCCCTGATTTTACCAAGAAATCCGCCACCCGGATTAGCTGCTTGAGCCGCTTTTATTTTTTCTATTTGCTCTGGGGTAAGGTTTGTTACGCCACTAAACAAGCCGCCAGATGCTGGCCCTGCTTCCGCTAATGCAGCTTCATAACCGGGATCTCCGGGAAATATTGCGTTACCACCAAGAAAACCATTCATTATATCTCGTTGTTCTTCGCGAGTAGCTTGTGTGGCAGGAGCACCTGTATTTAACGGCGCATTTTGCATCATAGAGGCTATGCCCCCGCGACCATAAGTAGGCTCTAACGCCCCACGCTGATTGCCGTCTGGAAATTGGGCAGTCTCTATAGGTTCCCCACCAACACTGCCAATAAACCCTCCGTAAAGATTACCGCCTTCCCCGCCAAAATTTGGATTAAAATATTCACGCCCCGGATTGAAGTACGGGTTGTTTGCGTATGGGTTGCTTGGATCGTAATTCGCTGGAAGCCCTGTTCCGGTAGACTCTTCGGCAGCTTCGGCAGCTTCGGCAGCTATACGATCACTTTCGGCTTGAGCTTCAGCCGCTACACGATCACGCTCTGCTTGCGCTTCAGCCGCAGCCACAGCTTGCTCATAAGCTATCCGATCTTGCTCCGCTTGTGCCGCTGCGGCTTGTTCTGCTGCAATTCTATCTCGCTCTGCTTGCTCCGCAGTTTGTGACGCTAATTGCTCAGCAGCCTGTCGTTCTTGCGCCGCAACATACATCTCTTGTTGAGCCGCTTGATCTGTTGTTATTTGATCTCTTGTTGCTTGATCAAAAACCTGAAATGGTTGGCCCGTAGCTGGATTGATCGCCTCCATAGGGTTTGGGGCCGCTTGCTGGGGATTGAGTAATGCACTCGCTTGAGGCGCACCCATAGGGTTTTGCCCACCGAGCAATGCTGCTATCCCGGTAGCAACTCCGTAATTAGGACTTCTAGAAAGAAGTGGTTGACCTTGCATCTGTCCGTAACCGGTAGGAACCGTTGGTGGCGCAAAAGAAGGTGCTTGAACCGCTTGCGGAGCAAACCCTAGTTGTTGAGCTTGCGGCCCTGACTGCATATTAGAATTAAATAACGCCATTACTGGTACTCACCTGTTCTTATCATTTCAGTTACTTCGACAGCCCTATTGCCTACTTGTTGGCTCCACTTACTGTCCATGAATTCGTCAGCAGCAACGTCAAATTGTTCGCGAGACATAGCGGTAAGAGCCTTAACAAAGCCACGCAAACGTGTCTGTCCGAGGTTGAATGAGATGTCTACCAAGGCGTCTTGACGCGCCTCGTTCATCGCAGGGAACCAGAAGTAACAATCGGTAAGTTCTTCTCGCACACGCTTAATGTCATTGGCTAGTAAATAGTCAATCTCATCATCAGACAGGCCCAGACCGGACTCGCTAATATTTCTACCCACCGCGATTGTTTCATAATTTGCGGAGCACATATAAACCTTAGACCGCACACCTTCGTGGCGTTTAAGCATACTAATTAAATCGCTCATTACTTCTCCCTAGCTACGGAGTTGACCTTCTCGTAGCTTCTCATTGCGCCCAAACCGAGCATTCCCATCATAACCGGAACGAGCAGGGTTGTATCTATTTCGGGTAGGTCTACCCAGATGCCAAGAATGTTGGCAATAATCGTATTGTAGAGTAGGCCCAGCGAACACACCCAACCGATACTCGGTCGCCATCCAGCAACAAATAACGACTTATGTGCAGCTTCTGTTTTGTTTACATCTAGCTGGCCCTTCATAAGCTCTTGGGCATGTCGTTCTGACATCGTGGCTATCTCATGGGCCAAGGCATTCTTCTGATCCTTGTCCTCTATAAACTTATCAAGTAGCCCTGTAACTGGCCCTACTAATGATGCGACGATGCTCATAGTTTAATCCCAAGTCTTCGTGTTACGGCCTATCTTTTTAGGTATGCAGTAAGCACTTATATTGTTTTGGTTACGCTCTTGTCTGCCTATTTTAACTGCGCCTGACTCAACGTAATACGCAAACTGATTGCAGCGAGTTACATCCCTAAAGTAAAACTCTTCTGCTAAAGGCTCACCATCAATAATGACAATAAGCAAAAACGCCATAATCATCTGGTCAAATAAGCCAATAATGCGCCTAAAGCAGCGGGTACTAAGACAAGAATCAGCAAGATAAGCACCCCAATCTGGCGCATTTCTTTCCAGAACTGTTTATTCTTTGCCGAAGCCCTAGCTAATTCTTCTTGCTTTGCCTTCCTAGCATTTGCCATCTCTTGCATACACTGCTGGTACAAATGCCCGTTACCAGACATGACGAATAAATCTTTCACTTCCTGCATGGTTTCTGCAATTTGCTTACGAGCTAATGCAGCTTTTATCGCGTCAGCTTCATTCAAACCGCCTTGGTTTTGCGCTTTGGCTAATTCCACTTCAGCCCCGCCCAGCTTGCTGAGAAAGACTCCGATGGTGCTTAAATCGTCCGCTGTACCTGCTGCCTGTTTAATCGCGTTTGAAGCCATGTTGACCCCAGCCACAATCGCGGAGATTTCTGCAATCATGTTCTACCTCATAGATATTAGTATCGGCACTAAAACCGACCCTAAAACGATGACGTAGAGGCCGTATATTAGCTTTTCTAACTTATCGAAATTCTTAGCCCCAGACTCCAAACGCTTCTCAATGTTTTCATAACGTATAGCGCATTCTCTTTCGTGTGCGCCAATCTCCGCTAAAGCATCTTTAACCGTAGGGCGCGTTGCCGCCATTATTCTTTGGCCTTACCGATGTTTAAAGCTAGTGCTTCAACTACGGGATATATCCATTTGGCAAAAAAAGCATCATCTTTCGGTGTAGGTGTAGCAGCACAAATGGCACTGGCTATTACCGACAACGTAGTAAGGGTTGTTACAACTTCAATCAATTCCATTAGTTTACAACCTCGCCTTCAACTTCTTCGACAGGCTGAACCGATTCAACAATAGCCTTGGTATAGGCTTGTAGTACGACTTCTCGCTCACTAATCTGCATTTGTAATCGACCTATTTCTTGCCGTAACTCATTTACACGGGCAACGTGCATTTGCGTTTCTACAGCAAGCTCTGACAAGTTATGCTCTTCGTTGTCGATAGTAATTGTTTGTTCTTCGCTCATTACCAAGGTACTCCTTCGCCTGTTGTTGGTGTTATTTGTAGGTCAATGTTTGCTTGCAAAGACGTTTGAATTTGATCTTTGTCAACACCGTCAGCCCAACACCAACCTAGTACTTCTGCTTCTGTAACGTCTGCATACGGGGTGTAGTCGCCAGACTTGGGGTCTGGTGTAAAGCTACAGGTGCTATAGTTAGTTGCTGTATAAGTCACAGCGTCATCACCAGTACCTACAGTTTGTGAGGCGTTAACGCGCCAATGCGCTGTAGTAATGCCACCGTCAGATAGTTCTCTGTCGCATTGTGAAATTTGCCAGTTAAATGTTGCGGTCATTATGTTTTCTCCAGTGCTTGTACTTTAGTCTCTAGTGTTTCAATGCGTTCCTGTGCTTCTTGAAGTGCCTTGATAGCCATCCACATCATCGGCTGTTCTTTGACAGCCATACGAATAGTGTTTTCGTTTACGTTAAATTCAGATACAACTTCTGGGTTGTGGGCTTCTACTTCTTGAGCAATAACGCCTAATCTCTTGGTGTCAGAATCAGCGTCAGCATTGTAGTGAAACTTCTTTAAGCTCCATTGCTTCAATGAATCCCACTGAGACTCAAGTGCTTCAATGTTCTTTTTTTCGCGTTCGTCTGACAGGTTTACGTTGTTGTCAGAGTAATTAACAATACCGCCATCAGGTTTGACATAGAATCTATAGCCTGAGTTAGCATAAACGTGATAGGTATTAAGCCCATTCACAATGGATGAATACACTTCACCATCTTGTTGCGCTTCAAATCCCTGCGCTGTGCCAGCAGAAGTCTTGCCCACCAGCAAGTTGCCTGATTCGTCTATACGCATGCGCTCCGTAGGAGTAATATCCGTGCCTACTGCAACCGTAGCTGCTGCGTCTGCAAAAAACCTAATCGAGCCATAGTGACAAGCCACTGCTGTCCTAGCCCACGCAGATGCATAAGAAGATGCATATTTATTTGCAGTGCTAGTAACTTTGTATCCGCTACCTAAAATCGTGGCGGCGCTACTAGATTGCCTAAATATGTTTGCAATAGAACTATTACTTCCTTCAGAAAAACCAATATTGATACTGTTACTAACATTTAAGCCCGCCGAACCCGAAGCAGTTGTGCCTATCAACAGGTTATCATTAGCATCAATAGACATGGCGGAAGTAACACCATCATCAGTGCTGAACAGCATTTTTCCGCCCGCCGTTCTTGCAAAGAAATCGCCTGAAGCCGAGCCAGTTACCCCGCCATTAGTAGTATTTGAAACACCCATTCTGAATTTGACACTATCAGATTGAAGCATTGTAAAATCTGGTGCAGCGGCATTTAATCCAAGCAGGGCTGATGGCGCACTGGTGCCAATACCCACTTTGCCGCTGGAGTCTATGCGCATTTTTTCTGTGCCGCCAATAGAGAACTGCATATTTCTAGCAGTGCTACCTTCAGCGGCATTTAAAACAACGCCACTATTCTCTGTGACGGTGATGCCGAAGTCAGTGCCTCCACTAGAGTTTCCAACACGAAACTGCTCAGTTCCACTTGCAGTCCCAAAGATGTTTACTAGTCCTGATGAGTCTATGTGCATACGTTCTGCCGATGAATCCCCATCAGCCGATCCGGTGTAAAACTCTAACGAGCCAGACGAACCCCGTATTTCTAAATCATTACCTGCGAGTCTAAAAATAGACTTGTAATCTCCACCATCATTGAGTTGAATTGCAGGGCTAGAAGCATTATAAATTTCAAGCATTTCTGCTGGAGCCGCAACGCCAATCCCCACATTTCCATCAGATCCTTGCACAAACAGCGCGTGAGTGTTTGCGTCTGACTCAACGCGGAAGTCAACATCGGCAGAGGACTCGTTTACAACAACTTCAGTCCCGTAAAGAGTAAGCACATCTACGACAGCACCCGCAGCAATTACATCTGCGCGTAGTATCCCGTCTTCAGATCCATCCGAAGCGTCAGAGATGCGTGACACCCAAGCCGCATAATCTACGTCTTGAGAGTTATCGTTTCTCCCTCTAAAATTTATTCTTCCTAACAGATCTCCGTCAGCAGGGCCTGTTGAGTTTCTATAAAGATCTAATTTTGGCCCAGCATTTGCGTCACCATCTGTAGACGTAAGGGTCAAATTGTTTGAGTTGTCGGCAACCGTAATTGTTGCGCCAGAAGAAGATGTAATGGCTCCATCTACCGCTAGATTCCCAGCAAGTTCTAGGTCATCCATCTCATAGACAATCGCGCCAGAACCCGCACCATCGGTAGCTACAATCTTAGTTTGACCAGCAGCAATAACTACGTTGGCACCAGATCCTTGTGTAAGGGTCAGTGCAGCAGCAGTTTCGTTACGCATGATCCAAGTATGAGATAGCGTATTGGGAGCCAGTGTAACTGTACAAGCCTGACCACCACCCGTTAGGCGTAAGAACGTAGATCTAAACTCATCGGCTGTACCGTCTGCCATCGTCATAGTGTGTGTACTGGCGTTGGCTACGGCCTCTGCACCGACACCCATTGCGTTAGCAATAAGTTCTAAATTTGTGTTTGTACTTGTTCCCCAAGTACCGCTTTCGTCGCCCGTGGCGATCTCTTTCAAGCGTAGGTCGTTTACATAAGTTGCCATTTAAGCTACCTCATCCCAGTTAGGGGTTTGACTATCTGATATATCAGTCCATGTAGGGGTCTGACTGTCGTTTATATTAATCCAATTTGGGGTTTGTGAATCATCTACTAGCCCCCAGACATTAAATGCGCCTATTTCTCCAGTACCCGAAACCCCAATAACCGCTATCGAAGATTTTGCGTCAACCGTTACTGTACCAGCAGCGCCCGTACCTTGAACACCCGTAGGAAAAACTGTTTGCCCTAAAGCAATTGTAACCGTTCCTACCGCGCCAGTACTAGCTACCCCAGTTACGGCTACGTCTATACTACTTACCGCACTTACGGTTACGGTTCCGATTGCGCCAGTACCCGCGACTCCAGTAACAGCTACGTTACCTAGCCCACTTACTGTAACCGTACCTACTGCGCCAGTACCTACAACTCCGGTAACTGGAACAATAGTTGATGTGTCTACTGTTATTGTACCGACAGCACTTGTACCAGCGACTCCTGTTACAGCAAAATTAGCCGCTGCATCAACAGTCGGTGCGGTGACTCCACCTGTACCCGCGACACCTGTTGTTGAGACATCCGCCGCCGCTGCAACGGTAACTGTAGTAACTGCGCCAGTTCCTTGAACGCCAGTAACAGCAAGTACATTGTTTGTAACGAGGGATATGGTGCCAAGAGCAGAATTTCCCGCGACTCCCGTAACAGGAACATCCGCCGCTGCATCAACCGTAACTGTAGTAACTGCTCCAGTGCCTACTACACCAGTAACTGAAACATCCGCTTCTGCATCAACCGTGACTGTAGTAACTGCTCCAGTACCTACGACCCCTGTTACAGAAACATCAGCTTCTGCATCAACGGTAACTGTTGTGACAGCCCCAGTACCAGAAACTCCTGTTACAGGAACATCAACAGCAATTGAAGCTATTACTGTGCCAGCAGAGCCTGTACCCGCAACGCCAGTGACCGACGAAAGTGAATTACCCGTGAGTGTAACCGCACCGATAGATCCAGTACCAACAACGCCAGTGACACTAAGGTTGTTGTTGGATACAGTGAGAACCGTTCCGACAGATCCAGTTCCCGCCACCCCTGTAACAGCAAGCGTGTTATTCGTAACAAGCGAGATTGTACCAAGGGCAGACGTTCCCGCCACACCAGTAACAGAAACATTGGCTTCCGCATCGACAGTAACAGTTGTAACCGCACCCGTGCCAGCAACGCCAGTCGGGACGATTGTTTGCCCCAAAGCGATTGAAACTGTGCCAGCCGCACCAGACGCAGAAACGCCCGTGACGGTAACTGGGATTGTTTCACCCCACCCAGCTTCGCCCCAAGTACCTCTGCCCCATCCACTAATGTCTGCCACACGTTAGACCCTATGCGATGCG